AGAAACTAAAACTTCCCAAATTAACTGCGGTGGCAATAGCAATCGCGCTGTTCATTGATCGCAGTGTTACAAAATCTTCATTGTCTACAGGATCAGCACCTGCCAGTCTAGTGTAGGCGGTGTCGTCAATGTTGGTCACTGTGCTGCCATCGGATGTGGTGGTTACTATCTTGAATTTGTCTAGTCCTTCATCCCAATAGAAGGCCGCATTGTTGCCCGATGTCTGCCTCTTGATCATTATGCCGGCGTCGTTGCCCACGCTGCCACCGCTGTTCAACAACAGCATGTTGTCCTCGATCTCCATGTTGGTGGTGTTCACCACTGTGGTGGTGCCCGTGACTGTTAGATCTCCCGTGATCTCAACTGAATTTTGGAATCTCGCCGTGCCGTTGACGTCCAATGCAAAGTTGCCCGGAGCAGCGGTGCGTATGCCCACTCTGGAATTGGACACATCTAGATACAATAGATTGGTTTGAAATGCAATATCCGTACTTCGAGTCAAATTTGACTCAAGCATTTGACCTGGAATTCGTTGTATAGACATAGTTTTACCAGTTATTTATTAGTTTTTTCGAGGAATTATACTACCAATAAATACGTGATAATATGTCCATAGAACTCAGCATAAAACAAGTCATAGAAGAGCAGGTACAGAAGGTTACTCGTGCCTATATAGATAGAATCAACAGCGACAATTATACCATTAATCAAAAATTGCAGTGGACTGAAAAGAAATTAGAGGAAGCACTGAGTAAATTGGCCAGCCATAATAATATTATCGGTGATCGAGAATTAACCGGAGACAAGATAGATGGTGGGATCATAACAAATTTTGCCAGTACTGGTATAGATGACAATGCTTCTAAAAAAAGAATCACGGTATCCGACAATAAGATTATTGTAGAAAACGACTTAGAAATCAAAGGCAAGATAACATGTGCCACACTCTACTATACCAGCGCCAAAGCTGACAATCTTGACGTGTTAAATTCTGTGAGAATCGATGGCAATGAAGTGCTTTGGAAAGATCGATTGGGCAATTCTGTAACCAAATCTAAATTGCAAGAAGTGGGCGTGCTAAATGAGTTAAACGTGGCAGATACCTTTTATGCCTATAAAAACAAAGTGGGGATAAACACAAATAATCCTGCAGGCACTTTTTCGATATCCAGTGATTCCATTCAAACTATTATCGACACGCGGGGTTCGGTGGCCTATGTGGGCACTGCCAATTCAGATGATTTCAGTATAGGTGCGGGCAGCGAGCCCACTCTTTTTATTTCCGGTGATAACAAGGTTGGTATCAAAATAAGAAGACCCAAAGCCGATCTAGATGTTGCAGGACCAATAAGATTTCAAGGACAGATACATCAATATTCCAGTGAAGCCCCGTCTGTTGGCACATATAATCAGGGAGATATCGTTTGGAATACTAGACCGTCGAGGGGATCGGTGTTGGGTTGGGTGTGCGTTAAATCCGGAGCACCCGGTAATTGGTCTCCCTTTGTGTCTATAGAATAAAATTAAACTGTGTCAAATCCGTGTATCACGCTCAACGTAGCACCGGCGTCGAGAACACTGGTGGTTGCTACAGAAATATTTGTTCCTGCACTGGTGGTTGCTATTGAATATTTGCCGTCATGCTGAAAAACACCTTCTATAAAAACTAATACATTCTGGTCTGCTGTTGGAGTAAAAGATAGAGGACCATATGTTAATGTTGATCCATCCATGGTGAAAGCATCTCTGGTGATTGTGCTGACTCCACCTGCTCCACCTTGTAGCTGTTTCCAGAGGTTGCCGTTATAAAATTCTAATTGATTCAGCGTGGTATTGAATCTCAACATTCCTGCCACTGCGCTGGTTGGTTGTGCCGCCGTGGTTCCTTTGGGAAGTGCAACAGAATTTCTGCTGCCATTTAAAGAAATGTTCTTTAACGACCTACCCATGTGATTATAATCCTATAGTTGATATTGTGGCGTTGAACTGCCCAGACGAATCCGGAGCTGCAATATAAATCTTATCTCCAGTTGCTAGAATTAATTTCTCTGAGTCGATAATATATGTGTCTCGTGCTCTAATCGTGAGATTATTATAAATCTTATAATTTTCACTAACTGATTCTGCCGAAGGCACAACATAAACATCCACGTTGCCGTCTTCATTAGATTTATTAGTGATGTAAATCACTGTAACTGCAACATCACCGGTTGCTGTGTATGCCGCTGTTCCTGTCCCTGTACCTACTTGATAATTTGCAATAGCCATATCTTTATCCTAGCGCAATTGCCAGTGCAGTTGCTTTCTTCTTACTTATCAATTCGCCTTCTCCGGAAGTTACTGCAGAATTGATAAAAAATACACCTGTACCACCACCACTCACTGCCTTGCTGTACAATTTGGTAATCGCCGCAGCGGTTGGGGTGCTCGCGTTGCTGTTAAATGTTAATATGTTATCCACGACAACCAATCCTGTGTCACCGGTGAATGTTAAATTTTGTCCTGTTGCTGATGTGATAGAATTCACACCGGTCAGTGCGGTGTCTAGGTTCAAAGTCACTGTGTCGGCCGCGGCCACGGATGCTATGTTGGTTCCACCCAATATCCTGACTGTGTCGGAATCCGTCACTGTGAAACCAGTTGAATCGTCTCCCACTATCTGGAAGTCGCTCATGGACGCATCCACTATGGCACTGTCCACATATGCCTTGCTGGCAGCGTGATTGTTGTCGGTCGGAGTGGTGGCAACTTTTATGTTGGCCAGTGTGAATGCGCCACCATCGATCTGCCATTTGGTCGTGGATCCATCCGCGATGGGTCTCGAGGTGGTCCCTATTCTAAATTCGTTGGCTGTGCCATCATAGTAAAATATGGCTGCGTCTTGATTGTTGCCTTGATTGATCACTATGCCGGAGTCTTCTGCTCCTGCTCCTGAATAATTCCTGTTGAGCTCTATGAATTGGTCTTCCACGCTGACGTTGGTCACGTTCTGTACCACTTGATCGCCGTCCACTCTTAGATCGCCAGTGATTATCACCATTCTAGAATCTAGATTGATGTCATTGGAACCTGCAGCGCCTGCTCCTGCTTTTATTGTGTAATCTCCCGATGTGCGTAGTGTTTTTGCCATATCCAGCTGTATTTATAACAGCACAAGGGGGAGATGAACTCCCCCTTGCGATGTGTTGTGTCGTTATTATACAACGTCGATAACAACCGATCCAGAAACAACAGTGTCTTCTGCCGCCGCTGATCCGAGGCTGTATTTGGCGCTGCCTGTCGCACCAGCTGCTGTGACATAATGGACGATATTATTGAAGAATTTCGCCACGTAGGCCACTGTAGAGTCGTCCAGCAACACTTTGACGCAGAACTCGCCTTCTGCCAATGAAGCCGGCGCAACTGCCTTAAGTGTCAAGACTTGATCAGTACTGTCATTTTGCTGATGTATCTTGAATTTTCTAGATGACCTCTGGCTGATGATGAAAGAGTCATCATCTTGCTGCAGAGAACCGCCAGTTGGATAATAGGCAGTGACTTCGATCTTGCCTGCTGTTCCTTCTGGAGTGCTTAGATCACTGAATCGTGATTTTTTTAATGGTCTTCCCATTTGTTTTCTCCTTTGTTTAGGAGTCCAATGCCGGTTCTACCAGCTACGCGGTGGTTATCCGCATAAGTCTCCACACCATTGCGGAGCACAATTTGAACTGACATTATTTATCGTTATCTTGTGGAAATTAACTGTTGCGATAAAAGGGCGATGCTCGCGAACACCCCCCCTCGGTTTCCTTGCCGCTTTACTTCTTCTTGTAGATGCTATACAGATAGATATCCATGGCCACAAAAAAAGGCGCCATTTCTGGCGCCTTTTTTCAAATTCTCTAATCTTTCGATTAACTGAATTTTAAGTTGGTAGTGTTGATCGTTACTGTACCAAGATAGTCAGCCGCATTACCAAGAGATGACGCAGTGTTTGATAACTCTACGTAACCGTATCTTGTTAAGAAGCCCACTACTGGTTCAAAAGTAGACGGATCTAGCACAACGCCAGAAGACATCAACGGTATGTAAGGACAGTAGAACGCCGGAGCATCAGCTTCTGACGATCCTTTGTATCCTATCAATACTTTCTCGTTGTCGGCGGCGTAAGCGTTAACATACACTCTCATAGCTGAGTTTAAAGTTCCCACAAACTTGGTGTTTGATGGGGCTTCGAACGTGCCTTCAGTTGATCTTGCGAACGCTGAAGTTGTAGCTGATTGAAGTATAGTCAAAGCAGTTGGGGATACTACAGCGTAGTTTCCTGCGCCTCTTCTAGTTCTTTGTGCGATTGTGTTTGCCACTCTGTTGATCAAGATTGCAAGAGCCGCGTGCTCATCGCCCACGAAAGTTGCAGTTCCAGAAACAGCCGCTTGGTCAAACGCTTGTTGGTTACCAGTTCCAGCTAATGTAACTAACGAACCGATGATTTCTTGGTCGATTTCAGCAGTAATTTCTTGTGCTAGAGCGGCCATGATTTCAGCTTCGATGTCGATACCTTGCTGTGCCTGTGCGTCTTGAGCAGCTTCAAAAGTCCATCTTGCAGATAGTTTTCTTGATTTTGCTTCAACAGCTTGTTTTAAGATCTGGATGCTTAATTTTTTTCCAGGAGTACCTTCTAAAGAAGCAGTTGCGCCCGCTTTTGTAGAAGAGTTGTCACCTGAATATGCTTCAGCGATCTTGAATGGAGATAAAGCTTCTTCACCAGCAGTGGTTGTAGTTGTACCAGCTGATGCTTCTGCGTATCTGATTCTTAGAGTGTGTATTTGTCCTACTGGACCAGTCATAGGTTGAACACCAACTAGCTCGTTAGCGATAACGGTAGGTAGTACTCGTCTGATTACTGGGAGTATGACTCTGTTTAATGTAGCAACGTTGCCGGCACTTGTGGCGCCTGCAGTAGCAGACTCTGATAACGCTCTTTTAGTGTTTTCTAGAACAATGTCCAAAGTCTTTTTTCTGTTACCACTTAAACCTTCGGTCAATGCGGCTTTCGTTTCGCCCCATTTTGATTCAAATAGTTCTGACATTTGATCTTTTTCCCTTTTTGTTAAGTTATATACCCGCCAATTTGCGGATATTTGTTAAATCAGCATCTTCTCTTTGTGATCTGTCGCCCTTTGCTTCAGAAATTACTTTCTTGCCAACCGGCGCAGTTGACTTGTCGTCCATCACTGGAGGTAGATACTTCGCATAAGCAGATTTAAGAGCATTCGTTTGAACTGATTCAAGCAATTGACTCATTACATCCGCCTTGTCTTTGCTCAATGGTTTGAGCAACTCAGCCATCGTTTCCTTGCGTTCCATCAAATCCTTGGTTCTAGCAATTTCTTGCTCTTTGGATTCAATCACCGCTTGTTTCTCATCGATGGATTTCTTAGCCTCGCTTATTTTTAACATCTGCTCATCGACCACTTTTAACAGTCTGGCAGTCTCGCTCTTCTCATTTAGGTAAGAAGATTGATATTCAGAAGCGAATGCTTCGAAAACTTTTTTACCAAAGTTGATTTGTCTAGCAGCAGTGATGTCTTCTTTCAATTGAGTCAGTTCTTCAGTCAATTTCTTGGTCACTGCGTCCTCGACCACTTTGGCAGATTTCGTGATGAAAGCCTCTTTCAATTTCTTCATTTGAGCTTTGGCTTCTTTCACTAATTTAACTTTGGTTTCCACTACACTCTTTTTGTCTTCGTGGAATTCTTTGATTTCTCTGGCAAGAGCGCTCACTACGAATTCTTCCAATTTTGAGAAGTTTTCGTGTACACTCTTCCTGTCAGCATTGAGTTCTGTGATCTCTTCCGCTAATTTGTTCATCACGAATGATTCCAATTTCGCAGAATGTTTGCCCACGTTTTCTTTGTATGCTGTTTTTTCCATTGCAAGTGCTTTTCTGTCTTCAATGAACTTGGTGATCTCTTCGCTTAACTTGTCGGTCATCATCTTGTCGATGGCTTCCACCATGTTGTTTTTGTCATGCTCATATCTCTTAGCGAATTCTTCTCTAAGTTCAGCGGCAGCTTGCTCTTTGTTTTCTTTAACTTTGTTTTCCCATGCTTCTTGGATGCTCTTCTGAGTCTCTTCTCCAATAACGCCTGATTCTACTAGTTTTTGTATTGCGTCGAACATTATTTTAGGTCCTTTATTATGTTGGTTAGCGTCTCCCTGAGGTACTTCTGTGCTTTTTTATCATCTCTAATCTCAGCAGCCAGACCCATTGCTCTATTTCCGCCCTTTGTGTTCAACAAATGTTCGTAAATCGCAGTTGGGTAAGCACCCGGTGCCGAAGGTTGTGCCACTACGTCCACTGTTATGATCTCGAAATCACTGACCTGTCCCCCGCCGTATTCTGAAACATTTCCAGAACCTCGGCTTGACACGCCCAGTTTGACTCCGGACTCTAACATAGTTTTCACTAGTAGGCCCATTGGTGTTGGCAGGATCTTCATCTTGCCGTATCCATTTGGACCATCCATCCACATATCGGTTAGCATGTGGCTGACTCGGTCCAAATTAATTTTTAAATCATCGGGATGGTCCACTTCTCCCAGAACAGAATAACCAGACGTGATCTGATCATTGAGTGTTTTCACAGCTTTCTGGATCTCATTGACTGGATAAACTCTCTGATTGGCATTCTTGATGCCGCCCTGGATGCAGATGCCCTTCATGTAAAGGTCCTTGCCTTCCTTGCCCTCGTGCAAGACTTCCATCCTGGCCTGATCGTAGGTTAAGTGTTCTCTTAGGTACAGTGACATTTCCGCTCCCTTTTCTTTCTCTTATTGCTTACTTCTTTGCGGCAGCGATTGGAGATTTGGCTGATTTGTCAGAACCATCAGTATTGTTAGCTTTCACTTGTTTAGTGAACGCTGCTTTTTCTTTACCTAGGTTATTTTCAATTCCACCCATTTCTTTTGCTTTGGCAACAGAAACTTTCGCATTGTCTTCCTGAGCTTGTGCTATGTTCTTCACAGTTCCGCCCATGTCGTTTTTGCTTGCGACTGGAGATTTTGCAGATTTGTCTGAATGGTCGGCTGTGTCAGCAGTCTTTTTCTCATGATACTCTTTCACAGTTTCCTTTTTCATGTCATCTTTTTTAGCTTCTTGAGCTACCTGAGCTGGTTGAGCAACTGCAACTGATTCTTCTGATTTCTCTTCTGAATCTTTTTCGCTGTTGTCACCATTCATCATTTTTTCGAATTCTGCTTTAAGTTCTTCTAAAGCATCTTCTAAGTCAACAATTTTATTTTCGATTTCTGCGTCACCTTGTGCAGCATCGGCAGCTGGCTCTTCGCCATTTGCTTCTGCTTCACCTTTTTCGTCGGCTGCAACGTCAGCAATTAAATCGTCAGTAGCATCGCCACCGACCTCTTCTATTGATTCTTCTTCTTTAGAAGTTTCTTCAATTTCTACTTCTTCGTCAACTGATTCGTCTTTTGAATCTGTCTTTTCAGTTTCTTTTACTTCTTCTTTTTCTTTTTCTTTAGACTCTTCTTTGGCTTCTTCAACAGCAGTTTCGCTATCTACTAGGCCTTCGTATATGTCTCTAGATTTTTCTACAACGATTTCGTGGAATAACGCTTGCGCTTTGTCATTCTCTTCGTTGATTAATAATTCAAGCAATTGCTCGAACTTGTTTGTTGGTTGTGTCATTGCACGTGCTCCTTTGGCAAGTTTTGGTATTATACTTTATAAAGTGTACTATTTAAGCCTTTGGTGAAATAAAGCGGTATTTTTGGCTCAAAAACCGCCGTTTTTGACTAAGAATGGACTTGTATATTATGTATCTTTAGAAACTCGTCAATATCTAGGTGTTTAAAGTTGGCACTAAACTCTAGATCGTGGGGTTTAAAAGCATCTTTTCGTACTACTCTACGGAACTGTATCTGGGGATAATCTGTCAGCACTCTTTTGGTTTGATTTAACCAATTTCCATGATAGGTGGCTTCGTCGTTGCTTTTTTTATAGTTTCTGGTGTCTTTGAACAAATTGTTGAACCCGTATCTTTTGCTCTTGGCGTCCTTGACGTGTCCTTGATAATCAAAACCCAGTATGTAGATCATGGTAAATTTCTTGTCTGCGGCCATTTTCAACGCCGTGGGTCCTGAACTCCAGCCCAGGCTGGGTTGTAACCACTTGATGTGATTCTTGGCATTTTCATTTTTTGAATACTGATGATTGTAATTGGTCCATACTTCGTGTGTTTTGGGATACTCTGTTTCGGCAATCTCCAGTATCATCTTGGGATCCACAGCTATGAGATAGTCGGGCTCTTCGGTCCTGTACACAGCATTGCAGGCAAACACAGTGCCGCGTTGTTTTAGATCTGCTATGCGTATGCCTCTGCGTGATTCACCGTTGCCCAATACAAACGCTACGTTGGACATTATAAATTATAGTGATAGATCGTCTGCCGCTGGCTGTTGACCGTACATCTTTTGCACGAATTCTGCCTGTTCCCTTTGATCTTCATCGTGTGCTTCGCTGGCCAAACGCATTTTGTTGATGTCTCGCAGTTTCAAGCGAGTTTTGCGTGTGTCGTCAGAATCCAACACAGAGATGTCATCTTCTGCATTGTAATTTTTGTTTTTTTCAAATCCTTGTGGGGTATATGCCCACATTTCTGTCAATCGCATAATGTTATTTAAGCCTTAGACGGTCGCTCCGCCCCCTGGTGTGGTGCCCGGAGTTCCGCCGGTTGATGGCGTGCTGCCTGGTCCCGGGGTGGCTGTGCCTGGTGTTGGTGCTCCTTCTTCTGGTCTTGGGTTTTCAAACTGATCTAGATCTGATTGCACTCCTACCTGGCTCACACCCGCAGTTCTCAACTGGGTGGTCTTGGTCTGTTTCTTCTGTGCCACTGCATTCTCTTCAGCCCACTGTGTGCTGTTTAGTGCCATTTCTTCTTCAGATAATCCCAAGAATCTTTTCAGTGCGAAACGTTTGCTCATGTAAGGCAACTCTGCCACCTGCACGAATGTGCCTACTCGACTCTGATCCATCTCTGTCTGTCTGTATTGTGCGAAGTTCTGTGGTGGATTGAACTTGATCTCAAATGTGCTGTTGTCTATGGTGTAACCTTTTTGTTTGATCCATAATTTAAACTCTTCGTCAAACACCGGAGCGATCAAACTCTGTAATCTCTCGCAATATTTGTTGAATCTCAATTCTTGGATGTATGCCGTGCCCACTCTGCCATCGTTGTATTGTTGAGCTCCGTCATCAGCACCCGTGGGCAGGTATGAGCTGGGAATTCTCAGACCCCTGTACAATTTGTTAGTGAAATATCTCAGGTCGTCGATCTCTCCAAGGTTTGTTCCGCCCGGCAACGTGTCCACTTTGGATCCTCGGCCCTCCGCTGTTTGTGGGAAGAAGTAGTCCTCGTTGATGCTCATTGGGTTATATGTGGCGTCGATGTAACTCATTCCGCCCGTGGTGCTTGGTATCCTTCTCTGATTGATCTCGTTCTTCACTCGCTCAACGAATTGCATCGCCAAGTGCGTTGGCATGTTGCCCACGTCGATGTAGAACACCCTTCGCTCTGGTGCTCTCTGCACTCGATAGATGATGATTGCGTCTTCCAATAGTTCTTTCTGTTTGTAGACCTTGAACACTTGTTCCAACACCGATTGACCAAACGGGAATAGATTGTCCATGCCATCTGACAGGCTCATGTGAACCACGTGCTCGGCATTGATGGCATACTGGTTCATGGTTCTGTAGAATCTACCGCCTGTGCCTCCTGTGGGATAGCTCATGCTTATGCCCTGTCCTGTGCCCATGTAATTTTGATTGTATGGTCCACCGATGGTGCCACCATACAGTTGATTTGGTGTGATCTGTGTGGCGGACAATTTTTGTAGATTTGGGTTGATGTCTCTGATGATGTATTGCTCTGGCACCTTGCCCTCCGACTCATTCACAATGATCCTGTCGATCTTGGCCGGATCCATGTACAACCATTTTTCAGTTTCCGGGTCTCTCACGAAGAAGCAATCACCGTATTTCAAACAGTTCCTGAAGATACGAAATATTCTCCTACGGAATCTGTTGCTCTTGGTCCACTGTTGCAGTGCTTTCTTTAATAATTTTACTTCCGTTTCTGTGACGTCGTCCTTGAATATCAGATCGAACGGCGTTTCATTCTCATCGTTGCTCTGTGTGCAAAATTCTGCCAGGATATCCAATGCCGCATTGATCTCAGAATCGTTGTCCATTTGATCATATTGGAAGTATCTCTGTATCCTGTTTGGGTGCCCTGTGTACACATCAGGCAGATATGATGAATAATTCCTCTTGGCAAAATTGGGAGTTTTGTCTCCACTAATCGGACTTAGATTGGGTTCTTTGAAATATTTTTTCCAGCTCATATATTATCTATCATTATACAATAGAAGGCCCCACTTTATCAACCACTTTGGAAGTTTTTTTGGTATTCTTCTCTGTGGCTGCAGTAATGCTAACCAACATATTTAATGCTTTGTAGTTGGCTTTTTGCAGCTCTAGTGCTTCTTTGGCAGTCTGGTTGTACTGTGTCATTTGTGATGTGAGCTGGGCATACTGGGCGGCACTCTGTCCTTCTTTGTTGTATTCCTGTGTTTCCTGTCGATTTAATACCCTCTCGCCTGCTTCCACATGCAACATGCTGGTTTTGGGTTCAAACGGTAAACCCAACTCACCGTAAGTACCTGTGGCTCTTTTACTTTTATCAATATCTGCCCCGGCCATCCCGCCGACTATTCCTGATGTTAATCCTATACCACCACCGATAGCTGCTCCTATACCCGTGCCAATTCCAGGAATCACCGATCCGATAGTAGCACCTAATAATGCTCCTGATCCAGCGGAAGTAAGTGCGCCTGCAAGTTTGCCTGAAGAAGTATCTGCTTGATATGCCATAGCAGTGCCTCCGGCCATTCCTGCAGCAGCTCCTAAGCCCGCACCAATTTTTAATCCCGTGCCAATCTTTCCTCCCAATAAATCTCCCACTCCACCTGCACCGCCCATGCCTCCCCCGGCCAATCTTATACCGGCAGCAGTGCCTGCAGCGTTTATGGCAATTTGCCCGGCCTTATCTAGGAAGAATCCTCCAATGGTTTTGCTTATGAACAGCAGAGCCTTGGTGCCGCTGTCCAATTTATCGATGCCGTCCGCTATGTTTTTTATACCATTATTAAGCTGATTGCCTGTGGTTCCTATGAATCCGCCCAGCACTGTGTAGAATCCTGTTTCAATCGATTGGAAACTGGCGCTGAGTCTCTTGCTGGAATCTTGGAACAGCGCTAGAGATTCTGTTGCTTTTTTCTGAGCTTCTCTTTGCTCGTCTGTGAGTTCCGTCTCGTTCAATTTGGCCTGAGCCAGTTTGTTCACTTCGCTGAACAGTCTAGCAAAACCCACCTGCCCGGTCACTGCCACGTTTGCAAGAAATTTATTAGATCTTTGGGCAGCATCTCTCAAAAGTTTTAAGGCCTGTACAGAATCTATGGTGCCTGCCGTGAGCTGCTGTATGATTCCGCTGGCCTCTGGTATGTTTTGCACCAACATCCTGGCAGATTCGGTAACCGGGGCCCCCGAGTTAGCGATCAGATCTTGGAATCCTTCCCTCAATCCTGGGGCCAGCCCTTCTATCGATGCGGCAAAGGCACTGAGACGCTGTCCTGCTTCACCGGTCTGTGTGGTTAGAAACGCAGTGAATCTCTCATTGGCCATTTGAGATTCTATCTGTTTGGCCAGCGCGGTTCTTTGTTGTCCAGTAAGTTTGGACAGTTTATCTAGTTCTATCCCCAATCTTTCGGCCGATGCGATCTGATCCTGTGTGGCACCTTCCACAAAGTTGCCCGTTCTTCGTTGCAAGGTCAATGTGGTTAATAGAACCTCGTTCAATTGATCCACTGTGAATCCCAGTGGTCCTAAACGCTCAATGCTGGTTCTTCTGAACTGTTCGCTGAGCTGAGAAAACCTTTTTGCTCCCAATGTGGTGTTGCCGTAGAGAGCGGCCAGGCTTTCGCTGTTGGAAGAAATCAATTTGACAAAATCCTGCAGTGGCAACGCCGCGCTGGCAGCGGTTTCTCTCAATGCGAATAGATTTTGTCCAAAGTTGGCGCCCACGTTGGACAGAGTGCGGAACGCATCCAGCGAGGTGTCGGCAAAATTGCCAAAGTTTTGCAGGCCGATTCCTATCAATCCCAGTCTGTCTTTGAAACCACTGGTAAATTCTGTGATGGAACCTTTGCCTTGGTATGCAGCCTTGCCTAGTTTTTCTAAAACTTCAGCGGCGCCTGTGGCATTGTCTGCTTGTTTTTGAGCTGCAGTTTCGTTCAATCCCAGCTGTCTATACAGGCTGTAAAATCTATTGTTCAATCCCTTGGTTGCTTGGAGTTCTTTCTCCTTGGCATCTAATAAATCACCGATGACTTTGTCTAGTGCCGCCTGATCTTTGGCAGTTAACTTTAGGCTCTTGGTTAAACTTGATAAAGACTCGTTGACTCTTTTTATCTGCGATGCGCTGAGCACGGGAGCTTTTTTCAGCTCATTGATAAGTCTGGTAATTTCCTTGACTATGTCTTGGTTATATTTGGCCAGTAGCCTCTGTAGTTCCTGTTCGTCCATGCTCTAAAAACCCCTAAAATATGCTCATATAAATAGTGACAAGCACATTAATATAATGTATATTTATAGAATATAAAAATGACGGAAAACACAAACCCATTAAAACGCTACTACAGGCAGCCGCAGATCAGCATACGCCTGCCCAGCGGTGAAAAGTACTACTCTGAATCGGCGGTGCACAAGACCACCACCGGCGAGCATGCCGTTCTGCCCATGACCGCCATGGACGAATTGGCTTTCCGCACGCCGGACAGCATGATGAACGGACAGGCCACCGTGGACGTGATCAAGAGCTGCATACCCACCATACCGGATCCCTGGCAACTGGTCAATCACGACATCGACACTGTGTTGATCGCCATCAGGATCGCCAGCTATGGTGAGACCATGGACATCACGGCAGGGGTTCCGGGAACCAACGAGACACAGACCCACACTGTGAATCTGCCACAGATGTTGGAAACCATCATGCAGGAAAAAATCACAGATCACTGTGTGCTGCAGGATGGATTGAAGTTGCACATTGCTCCGCTGACCTACAAACAGATCACGGATGCGCAGCTGAAAACATTTGAACAACAGAGAATTTACGCACAGGTGTCTCAGAGCAATCTCGGCCCGGAAGAAAAGACCAAACGTTTCACAGAGAGCTTCCGTGTGCTGAGTGATCTCAATGTGAATCTGCTGATCAACAACATCGAACGAATTCAGCTGCCCACGGGAGAAACAGTGACTGATAAAACGGCCATACTGGATTTTATCAAGAACGCAGATGCTAAAATTATCAGAGAACTGGAAAACAAACTGGGTGATATTCGTCAACAGGGTTCTATCAAGCCTGTCAAAGTCAAGTCCACAGAAGAGCAGATCAAGGCCGGCGCCCCCGCAACCTACGAAGTGCCTATCACTTTTGATAACGCAAATTTTTTCGTATAAAACTACTGTCGCTCTCGGAATCTGACCTCATAAAATATCTAAAAGATCTCGAAAATGAAGGCAAGAGCATCAAACACGAGATTTTCAAAATCTGTTGGTACATGCGTGGAGGAGTTACCTATCAAGAAGCACTGGCACTGAGTCCATCGGACAGAGACATCGTTTCTCGCATAGTCAAAGACAACCTAGACGTCACTAAAAAAACCGGGCAGCCATTCTTTTAACAGTTGTGATCCCGACAAGATGTGCTACGCACATCTGAAACTTCGCTTGCGCTCGTTTCCTTTTTTCATTTAGATATCGTGATTGTTCAGCGCGATGCGACAGCATCGTGCGCCTTATGTGCTAGATGAGCAGTCACAATTCGGCTGTTTCCAGCCGAATCGACTGACCCCGCATATGTGCTGAGTTCGCAGTCACCATACATCGCTGCTGTCGCCGGGCGGTTGCGCTGTGCCCGTTAGCTCATTCATTGCAACGCGAATCCATATGATCTTTGTATGATAATCCCATATGGACCTGGAGTTGGATCTGTTTCCCAGAGC